CAGCGCTTGTGATCGTCGTCATGATCGGGGGAATTGTATTGTAATTTGTTTTTATTGCTTCGGCCCCACCGAAGGCTTCGCTTTTAATTTCTCCGGTGGCCTGTGCAAAAACTCCAGACATGTCCCTGGCTGCCGGGATCGCCGTTTGTGTGATCGATGAAGACAACTCTTCAACTTCTTTTTTGGCATCCCTGGCCGCTATCTCGAAGTCTTCAAGGGATATTTTGTCTTCTTTATAAGCGACGGTCAGTTCGTCAATGAATCTCGTCAATTCTTGGACTCTCTGCCTCTTTTGTTCCGTGGTTTTTATGCCCTTATCGTTCAGAAAATCGATCCATGTTTTTGTTTTTTCGGTCGTTTCTTCTATTGCAGGATTTACTTTTTCGTCCAGAACACTGGCGAAATCGTCCAGGCTTTCATTAAAACCATCCTGGGAAGATATTTCTAAATCAAGTTGTGCTTTCCGCTTTTCCCCGATTTCATTCAGGGCTTTTTGCATTGCGATTCCTTCGTCTCCTTTTTGAATCGCGACGGCCATCCTTGCGGCGCTCCAATCGTATTTTTCTCCTATTTCTTGAAACTCGATCTGTGTCATTCCTACGGCGTCTCTGACCTCGGTCAATTTCGCCATTAATTTATTTTGCTGAGTAATCGACCTCTCTTCTGCCTCGTCGGCCGCTTTGGTGGCTGCCTTCAATTTTAAGAATCCGACCGTGAGGGCTGCGATGGCTGCCCCAACAATTCCGACCGGGCCCATGAGGGCCATGAGGCCCGTTTTTAAAATTGCAATTCCGGCGACTAACCGGGGAAGGATTATCACGATCGGCCCGAGGGCTGTCATAACCCCACCGAATGTGGCGGCGATTTTTATGAGGGTAGAAATCAATCCTGGATGTGTTTTTGCAAATGCGCTAACTTTCGAAACGGCCGATGAAATCCCTTCCACAAATTTTGAAATCGCCGGGACGATGTGCTGGGCTATGGTAATGGTGACCCCTTGCATCGCCGTCTTTAGTTTTACCTGGGCATCTGCCAGCCGGGCCGCTTTGTTGGCTGCCTCCTGATCAAAAACGGCCCCCATGTCACGGGCCTCCTGCCGCAATCTCGCCATCCCCTCTGCTCCCTCATTAAAAAGAGGAAGGAGTTGTGTGCCGGCCCTGCCGAATATTTCCTGTGCCGACGCTGCTCGAATTGTCGGATCCTCAACCTTGCCGATTGCCAGGGCGATGGCTTCAAATTGTTGTTCTGGTGACATTTTCGCCAGGGCCGAATAACTGACCCCGATTCTGTCAAAAGAGCGCTGATATGTCGTGAGGCCCGAGTCGGCATCAATAATGGATTTCGCCATTTTCTTGACGCCCTTTTCGAGTGCTGAGATATCGGCCCCCGCGATCTGTGCTGCGTATCGATATTCGCTCAGGGTCTCTGTAGCAAATCCTGTGCGCAAGGCCATTTTATGGACTTCGTCACCGGCCCTCACGTAATTTTTTACCATTTTACCGATGGCGCCGACGATAAGTCCGCCCGCGACGGTCATCGCCAGGCCGGCCGTTTTAAAGGATTTGGCGTTTCTCTGGATCGCCGCCCCCATGGTTTTCGTGTCTTTGGTGACACCTTTTGTGGCAGTATTCCAGTCTTTTTTATCTAACTGCAATTTTGCAATGAGGGCGCCTACGCTGAAAGCCATTTTTTTTACCCCGATCCTTGTTTTCTAAAAAAATCCCATCCTGGAGCGAGCCTCGAGTCTTTTTGTATTGCCTCCCTGGAGATCTCGGCTTCTGTTTTTACTTTGGCCGGCTTTGGCCCCGTGTTATGCTCGATTAAATTGGGGCCCGTTTCTAAGATCTCATTAAGGAGCGTTCGCTCTCTCTCCTGATAATCAATCCCCTCGAGATTCATTGCTTCCCTTGTCGTTCTTAATTGCGTCAATGTCCGGAGGGCAAGATGGGCCCTCGCTTTTTTATACCAGAAATTTAAAATCCGATAATCCAGATTTTCATCGGCGAGCTCTGTGTAATGAAACAGGCCCGAAAAAACAACCGCGATCAGGGCGATTTTATCTTCTCGGGCGCTATTCCATTTTTTACTATGGCCGGCGTGTCTTCTTTTGCCGCTTCAACTTCCGGCTGAAAAATCATGTTGGAAATCTTGACGATCTTCTCTTGGAGGTCGCGCACATCGATTCCTTCGATGGCATCAAGCGGTGCTCCGGTCATTATTTGGAATTGCTTACAAAGCTCACCGAAGTCTCCACTTGCTGCAGCATCTTCGTGCTTCAAAAGTTCCCGCACATCCTTGGTTGAAAAGGTCGCCTTTTTATAAACCACCCCATCGAGCTCAACAACGATTGGAGGCTGGTTTGTGGTTTTTGTCGATAATTTTATTCTGCTGCTCATTCTCCCTGCCTTTAGCTTGCGGGTCCAAATCTCCACATTTTATTGTGGGGGGTTCCGCTTGCGTCGCTCGGGAAAACTTTGAATAACACGTTGTAAACGCGCTGTCCGCTGTTGTCCCATCCGATTTCAAACTGTGCCATCGGATATGCCTTGAAAATGTAAAGCCATTCTGAGGTGTCCGTGCCGCAGATCTGGTCGATGACCGGCTTTATGATAATTTCTTTGGCTCCCGGATAGAGCCGGTCTCCAACGACGTTTGGTACCCACAAAATTTTGTATTTTGCGGAACTCTTTTTCGCTGTAGCATCGTGTACGACGACCTGCAGGTCCAGAAGATTCGGGCTGGTCATCGGCACCTCGAGGGCTGCTGTCCGGCCCGTGAAAACGGCGTCCACCGGGACGATTCCGTGTTCATCGTGGAGGATGTCCTCGACTGAATCTTCGCTTCTGAAGGTTACCGTTCCAAAGGTCGGATCAAATCTGAGATTTGTTCCGGCCGAATCCCAAACTATACAGGCCGGCCCCAAGTCGCGGGGTGGTCCTACTTGCCTAGCCATTTTGTTTGCCTCCTAAATTTTTATTTTCCTCTCGCTCGGAAAATGTAGTTAGTTGAATATTGAAATCTCGCTTTCGCGTCTTGTCCTACGTATTGGGGGGCGTGATTTGCCTCAACCACCATTGAAACATAAGGCGCCCCGCTGGCTGCTTCTGGATCCTCCGGAAGATCAACGGCCCCGATCCCGTGGATCCTATTGAATATTCTTTTTGCGTCTTCGCCAGCCGAGCGTTTATCTGCGCCCCGGTTTAAAAATTGAACCGCTAAATCAACCCGGTCAGGGAGATCATAATAAACCGGGGATGTCGTCTGGTCGATAACAACCAGGCATCTGAGCGGTGGTGTTGTCCCATCCTCTCTCCGATCGGGGATGTATCCGGCGAATAAATTTGTTCCATATGTAAATCCCAGGCCCAGGCCATTAATCCAGATTGCTACGGAATAGATCATTTTCCCCTCACATTCCCTTTGGCCTCGATTTTATTGGCTATTCTTTCGTAATATTTTGAACCGAATTTGGACAGCTTATCCTCTAAATATTTTGCTCCGGATCCGGGCATTGTCCAGTTAATGGTTTGGCCGGCGTGTTTTGTACCTGGTGTCCCGAGTTCATGAACGGCTGCTGCGTAGTCCGCATTAAATCCGAAGAGAATCCCGATCTCTTCCCATTTCATTTCTATGGATCCGACTTTTTGGGTGCGCCAGAGGTTCCCCCATTCATGGGGGGCCCGTGGTTCGATCATAATTGCATCGGCCAAAATCAAAGGGATTTCCTGGCGCATTGCCTCGGCTGCATAATTGGGGATTTTTGTCTGGGTAATTAGTGGAAATGTTCTATCAAAGTCTCTCGTATCCAGGGTGAGGTCTGTCTTGTTTTTCATTTCCCATTTTCTCTTATGCGATATCGACCTCTAGATGATGCCTCTGCAAAGAATCGGCCGGTTTATTTATTTGTAGCACGGCGTAACGATTCCCGTCAAATATTATCTTTGTATCCGGTCGCATGAGTTGGGCTTTATCGAAAAAAACCCGGCCAACCGAGACCGCTTCTTCTCCGGTGAAATCCCGAACGATCCGATTCTTGAACATGAATCGGCAATTAACCCCTGTTGTTATGCTTTCAGTGCGGACATTTCCCTTCGTTTCTGTGATCTGAATAACGCTACAGGTGTGAATTAAAAGGCTGTCATAGCTCATCCTGGTCTCCCTTCAATTGCGCCATGGTTTCTGAATCGACTATCGTTCTCGGCTCTGGCCAGTTTTGCTTTAAATGCTCGAGGCAGAGAAGTTTTGTTTTGGTATCGAAAATCGATTGATGCCGATCGGGTGTTTCTGGAAAATTATTCGGGAGCGTGTGTTCGATCTCAAATGTTTTGAATAAATGCCGCCAGGTCTGGATGTTGTTTATTTCGCTGAATTCCATTTCATAAAAACGAATGGCCGTCTCTCTGGCTTTTAAATATCTGGCCATGACCTCGTAATAATTCCAGGCTACCGTCTCATAAAAGCTCATCCCTTCGGGCCCCGGCATCAGGTTCCCTTTTGCCTCTGGGCGCAACAAAAAAACGCTATGAAAACGGCCCTTTTTCCCCCGTTTTCCTCTTCGCGTAAAGGAAATTAGGTAGTTGGCGAGATCCCGCCTGATATAAATGATCCCGACGTCCTCTGGCCAGCGTTCCATCGCAAGTTTCCAAAAACTTTTTATAAACATATTACTTGATTCGAAGTAAAATCCAGCTTTGCTTTGGGCTTCGATAAAATCAAATTTTTTCGTTATCTCCTGCCTGGTTTCTGGTGAGATCCTGCCGGCGTTTATTTCCTCGGATTCTTTTCCTGTTAATTTCGGGTAAGGCTCATGAAAAGATGGAACATTTGTATAATTCCGAAAAACCCAGGTCATAAATTTTGTTCCGCATCTGCCCGTGGAGGCGACAAAGATTTTCATCGGGTATCTCCGCCTTCGGCGGGTCGAGGTCGGGCCTCTACAATGCGTATACGCAAGCTACGCATTGGTTTTGCTCCATCTCGCTTGCGGAAATCTGAAAAATGTTGTAAAACCTCGTTTATTTTCTGGCATGATTTTTCCTATAATAGAAAAAAATTGGCATCCATATTTCTCGACGAGCATTTTGATGGCGCCCTCGTATCGTGGTCTGTTCGCGTTATCTAAAACTAGCCATCCCCCCGGGCGGATGAAGGGGGCCACCGTCCTGCAGGATTTCACTCTGCCGCGACCATCGATTAAAGCTAGGTCATAATCCCGCCTGCTTGAGATTTCTTGGATGCCTCTGGAGACTCCTGTTTTGGGATATTCTGGATCCAAAATAATATTAACAGAATGATGATTTAAATGATTTCTTTTATTGCTTTCTTCTTGGATGGCATTTGCCCAGGATATTTTATGTTCAAATGTTATTATTACCTCCGCTCTTTCGGCCATCCACAAAGTGCTTGCTCCGGATCCCGTTTCGATAATCCTCCAATTTGGCTCAATAAGAGTATCCAAAATATCAATAGCCACATCTGAAAGCCACGGCTTTTCCCTGAATTCTCCCGTGAATTTTCCCATCATGGTCCTCCATATATTGCGGTCGTGGCTTTGGGTCGATATCCCTGCATGATTTTGACGGGGAGCCCCTGCTTGGCCAAATATTCAACGGCCATTTTATTGTGGGGATTGATGGATTCTGCGTTATCCAGAATTAAATATCCCTTTTCCGCCAAATGAGGAAGGGCGGCCTTCGTGCAGAAATATCGCTTTTTCCCGTCGATAAATATTATGTCAAACTTGGCGTCGGGAAGTGTGGTGGCCCAATATTTCTGGTCGAGGTGAAAAGAAACGTTTTTAATTTTGAGGGCATCTATCCGCTTGCTGACCTTTGTATGCCAGATTTTGCTGCTCTCAAATGAAAGGACCGACCTGGCCCTCAATGCAAACCAAATTGTAGACCCGCCTGATCCGTATTCCAAAATCGTTGATTTTGTGTTAAAAAGAGTTTCAATAAAAACGATTGTTTCCTGGTCCAAAAATGGGTAGTCCTGAAAATCGGCCCTTCTTGATTGGTTCATTGTTTTCCTATCCTTTTCCAGGCCATGATGTTCGATTTCTTCTCGTCCCTCCGGCCGATCGTTGAAACCGAATATCCCATTTTTTCAAAAAAGAGCGGGTAGAGTGCTGTCTGGTGGGTTTCCCATTCGTTTCCCCCGACTGCCCCTTGCTTGTAAATTCCCCAGGGGCACCCCAGGACCGTCATTTTATTTGATCGGGCTTCCAGGCCGCGAATCACCGGCTGCACAAACGGGAGTTCCAGGTGTTCTGGCCCGTGCCAAAACATTGCAATATCGTATCCCTCTGGCCGTAGGCCGTCGAGAAAATCAATATCAATTACATTTCCGTGGATGATCCTCCTGAAGGCCCCCGCTTCGACTCGGCCATTGAGGAAATTCCGTCCCTCTTCATTAAAGCGTTTCAGCGCTATGACGTTTCGTTCGAAAACCTCAATGATATCAATTTCCGCTTTTTCTGCTACAAACATATCCAGAAGTTCGACTCCTTTTCCCCATCGTTTTTTGATTTTTGCGCCGACATATAAAACCGTCTTCTGGTTAAATAGGTCTGGGATCTCTCTCCGGACGTGATCATATCGAAGTTCCTTCAATGTTTTTTCCAAGGATCTACCTCCATTGCATTCTCGACTCCAAAGTGTTTCAAGATCGAGACGATTGTTCCTTCGTCTCCGATCGCATTTTTATTTTCCTCTAAAAAAATGTCCCGCTGTTTCTCTGTCATAAAATCTGCGCTGACTCCCCTTCGGAAAAGGCCCACATTCCAGTTGTTTTTCGTTACGCAAATTCTGCCTTTTGGCAATTCGACCGTGTTTGGCAGCCGGCCCCCGGCCTTCCCATGGCCGACAAAATGGTCCGCCTTAAAGGCCCGCCAATCCATATAGAAAGCCCTCGGATAAATGTGCGTATAAAATGGGGGGCTTTTTCTGAATCTGGGGAATAGGTACCTGTTGGCCATGTCCCAGGTTATGGCGTGTCTGAAAATTGCGCAACTTCTCCAATTGGGCATCATCAAAAATTGTGCCGCTTTATGAACGTCGGCCATCGCTGCCCTGTGGAAAAGGTCGTCTGAATCGATCCTGGTGATTGCGATAAAATCCGCCCTGCTCTTTAAAAAGACGTCCTTCCCGAATTGATAGCTGGGGATAATTTTGGGGTGCCATTCGTGTTTACTGGTGATGGCCCGGTGTGTTTTCCCGCAGAATAAAACGATTTTGAAATCATCAAAAGTCTGCTGCAGGAGGGAAGGAAGCGTGAATCGTTCGAAGAATTCAATTCGATTAGTGACCCACCGGCTTTCTTTTGGTAGATGAGGAAAATCGCAATCAAAATAAATGTGAATAAAGTGTTCGAGTTTCATTTTTGGATGCCTTTCGATTTCAGGTAGCGTTCTGTTTCTTCGGCCTTGATTCCCATCGTTCGATCATATAAAAACCCTTCCATTTCCCATCCCCACAAAAGTCCGCATTTTGCCCTGGCCCTCCGCATGTCGGCATCTCTCCTTTTGTATTGCCGTCCTTCCAAATGGGTTTGATCAATATCGCCTCCCTTGCGGGGGCTGTGGTGAAATATTTTTGCTTTTTCGGCGATCACTCCTTTCCCCACTTTCACGGCCAGGTTCGTCATTTCCTGGGCTGCAAATAAAAAATAACCTGGAAAGCATATTTTCCTGTTCGGATATCTCTGGAGGAATTTCTGGCCGATGAGCGCCACCCCTCCGTACATCCCACTGCTCTTATTCAATTTTGTGTGATCTCTGTCCGCCCTTCTGAATCCGACGACCCCGTCTGTATCTGGAAAGCTCCGCCTCATCTCTGCGGCTGCTTCATCGATCGCCTCTGGGTAGAATGTTATGTCATCTACCGCACAGATCAGATTTCCTTCCGTTGTTTGGCTTATCAGGTTCCTTGCGTAAACGGACCCCTTATGATCCCTTACATAAATGAGGCGGGCGACTCTTTTGTAATCAAGAATGGCCCCGGCAGTCAGCTTATCCCCGTCGCAGACGACCACAATTTCTATCGGTGTTTCTGGAATGTCTGGCGCAAATATTGATTCAATGCTGGTAAGCAGTTTGTGGATCCGGTTTCGCGTCGGGTACATTATCGTTATTTGGTTCATTTCGCCTGCTTTGTTTCCTCCGCCAACGGCTCTTCAAATGGATGGATGAAAGAATGGGGGCTATCCACTTTATTGGCCCCTTGGCTGTGCCTGGGGGCCCTGACCATTCCGGGTAAATTGGCCGGCGCAGTCACTCCCAAAAGTTCCCAAACGATGGCCAGCGTTTTTTCCGGGGCCATGATCATTTTATCGTAATTTACGACGACTGATCGGTCTTGGTTGTGCTGGTAAAAATCGAAAAACGATCCCCAGAGCCATTGAAACATTGGGCTGTATACCGTTTCCGTGATTATTCCACGGACGCTCCCGCAGTCTTCCTTGTAATATGAAGCATATGTGTCCTTCATATTTCTCCAGATGAAAATGATTTTCGCCTGGGGATAAGTCTTCGGCAGCCAAATCCAATCAAGGGCATCGATGCCGGGATTCATGGCCATCTTGAGCCCGACGATTTTCCCCTCTTCCTGCGGCCTGAATGCGTTGATCCTGCCCAGGTGTTTGTCTGATTTAAACCGATCGAAATGTTGCATTTGAATTGAATGATACAATTCATGCGGCTCGAATAAAACGCATTCGATTCCTGGTGCTTTGCTTATTATGGTCCTTAGAACCGATGTCCCGGATCTCCGGATTCCGATAATAAAAAAAACGCCTTTTCCTCTTTCTTCTGTCATTAATCCTCCTGTTTAAATTTGTTGATTTTGTCGATCATATATTGGGCTGCTTTTATGGGATGGTGCACGGAATCCCAATAGCGGGCGCCGTCCTTTGACAGCTTTTCCCGGCTCTTATCGTTCCGCACATATTCCCTGATTTTTTCCTCAAAATTCGAAAGATCCATATTAAACTGAATCCAACAGGAATGTGGATCCCCGATCATAAATGTTCCCGGCCGAATCGAGGCGACGATCCCTCCCATTCCCCAAATCTCTGAATGCCTGAATGAAATAGATGCGCCTCCGTTTTTCCAGGCGCCTGGGAGAGCGATACAAATTTTTGTTCTGCTCTGGAGGCTCAGGTGCTGGGCATATCTCAATTTTGGGCCCAGCAATTGTGGGGGTACTTTTGGCCGCTCGAGTTGTGGGTGCTCGATCATCCAGGCCAGGCTTTTGATGCCGTCCATCGCCCTCAATTTCTGTACTACTTTCTGACGGAGGCCGGCGTCCGAATTCACAAAAAGCGCCAGAACATCGTATTCAAATTTTTTCCTTCCGATCCGTTCTTTTCTCAATTGCTGATAAATGCGCAGATATTGCATATTAGATACTGCCTGCGGCATGGGGAGGATCCTGGGGTCTTTTTTCCTGTGCGCCTGTGCCAGGTGGGTTTTGAAATAGATGGAATTCTTGTCTCTCTCCAGAAGGTCGAAGTGCGTTTTGTGCCTGGAGGCCGTGATATCAAACCATGCCTTTTTCCTCTGCCCATCTCCGAATTCGAATACAATTGGATAGATTTGGGAATCGATGATTCCCTTATCAAGATCTTTTGACACAATTATTGGGATCTCTAAAAGTTGAAATCCATGCGCCAGATATTTGAGCTTTGATTTAGATGCCTGCGACGGCCAATGAATCAATCTCGGTTTGTCGTTGTTTTTCATTGTAGCAACCTCATGTAGGCGGTTTTGTATGCTTTCACCAGATCCATTGCATGCCATTTGGTTAAAACCCAAAACCGGGCCCGCTCTTGGGCCTCTTTTAATTTTGCTGGATTGTCGATCAAATCCAAAAGGACCGAGCGCAATGTTTTAAGGTCTGCATAAACGAATGGTTCCAAATCGTTTTTGTTAATGACGGCGCATCCAAAGGCGCAGCCCTCGAGGCTTGTTCGGTGCCAGTTTCCAGTGACCACGTCGTCAATTAAAATATGGGCTTTCCTCTTAAGTTTCAGATTTGTTTCGTATGCCAGTTTTTCAATCCAGACGATTTCGATATCCCGCTCTATAGCAATATCATTCAAAGCCTGGGCTACCTCAAAGTATCCCTTTGTTTGGGGGCTGGTGATGGGTGCTCTGGATGAGGGAGCAAAGGCTATTTTTATTTTGCCGTTCCTGGCCTCCGGCCTCAATTCGTCTGGGTCGATTAAATTGGGAAGGCCCGGCATTTTGTATTCTCTGATATGGAGGGGCTGTCTTATCGTGTAACAAATATCTGCGTTTTCCATCAATTCCGCCCAATTCAATTGGCGGGGCAGGCTGTGAAATTGAGCCATGACTTTTTTTTCTTTGCGATATTCGTCAAGCAAAGGAAACCAATAATTATGAACATGAAGGATATCTGCTTTGGCCAGGGCGCTCCTGGCCTGTCCGTTTGAAGTCGCCAGCAATAAATGAAAAGGGAAATAACGGCCATCTGCGTATCGGTTTGTTTTGTTAATATAGCTGATCTCGATATCCGTATATTTCCGAATTGCTTTGAAAAGCTCCCATGGTGCTGCCGCCATGGGTGTCTTTGAAAAAAGGGCGACTCTCAAATCTCCCCCTTTGCCAATAAAATAAAAAACCAAGCAAAAATGACGAAAGCGGAATAACCCAGGTTTCCCTTATCGAAATAAGATGCTACGGCATAATAAATTCCTATTATCAAATAAACGGACGCAAGCAAAAAGAAAATCCTCCGGATGATTCTAATCATTTTTAAATTTCCCTCTCCATCACTAATACAATGAACCAAAAAACGATATACCGAGTTGAATAAAAGACCGGATATTTTCTGTATATAACCAAATACAAATAAATCAAAAAACCGATGAAAAGGTAAATGATACAAAGGACACAAATGCCCCCTAAAATCAAGCCGGCTATTTTCATAAATGCTAATAGTTTCATTCTTTGTCCTCTTCCTCCCTGCTGGCCGATGGGATTGTTTCCCCGATCTCTTCTAAAAGAAACGAAATGTCAGAATCGTTCAGGGCTTCAAAGGCTTGCCTGAAATCAGAATGCTCTAAAAGCCCTATGTTCTGGGTGACGCATTTCCCGCCTATGGGGCTGGGGGGAGGCGTTAAAATCGGCCTGATAAATTCCGGGTGTCCAAGAGCCAGGTATCCATCGTTGTAGGACATATTCGCATGAGAATAAATCTGATCGAATTCGACCCCATATAAATCTGCATACTCCTTCGCTGCCTTCGCAAACAAAAGGTTCCATCCGAAATATGCCGTAGATAGCAATTTCAGGAGTTCTGTTGCTTTGGCCTGGCCGACATGAAAAGGTTTAAGGCCCAGGGTCGAATAATAATTTATTGCTTCCCTGGCCGGCTCCGGATCCCCGCCGATGTATTTGATAAATGTCCGGATTGCTTTTTCAAGCTGATTGTGAAGGCCCCGGCAGGGCGAGTGGACGATCGGCCAATCGCTCATCAGTGCCAGGTCTTCTGTCGTTCCAACCGGCACCGTGCTTTCAATAATCGTCAAGTCCGGTCGAAAAAGTTTTAGGATTTCGAGGCAGGATTCTATAAAAATCCCCTTTCCGTCCGCACCGCATGGGAAGGCAATGTGTAAAACATCGACGATTCCTGCGTCTGGATTTTTGTATCCCTTCGATGGATCTAAAATATGCACGTTATGTCCTGCGCTCGCGACAATGCTTCCGATCGCTTTGCCTACGGATCCCCAGCCGGCTATCAAAATTTCTAGCCTCATTCCTTCCCTCCCTGTGATCTCCGCTGGATATCGTTGCTGGCTCCTTTCATTTCATAGGATTCGATAACTCGGCAATCCTCCAGGGCGTGGAATTGATGCCAGGCGTTGAGTGGGACCATCGTCGATTCCCCGGGACCGAGGACCGTTTCGTCGACCATGTGTGAAATTCCATCCACCCAAACCCTAATCAGTAATTTCCCCGAAATAACGAAAAAATAATTAGTTCTGTTGGCGTGTTTGTGTTCGCTGCAGAATCCGTTTTTTTTGATGCTCAAATAATGGACCTCATGAATTCCCCATCCGAGTAATTTGGAGGTCTCCCCCCAAACTTTACCTTTTTTTTCTGTCATTGATACTCCTTGCGTAAGACAATTTGTTTTATTCAACTTTCGATTGGGAAATAGGCCCCTGGCCATGGGATCCGTGGGACTGAATTCCTGAGCTCTTCGTTCAAAATCGCTGGCGCTATGAAATGATATTTCGTCAAGCAGGCTGCTAATGCCAGGCTTTCCTCGTCAAAGATTCCGATCAGTACCCAAACTAAAGAGCTTTTTCTATCGACTTTTCCAACCACAAATAAATTCGTTTCTTTTTTCGGCATCATAAAACCTCGCTCCAGTTTTGTTTTGGAAAGCAGGTCAGCCCGCTTTCATAATTCAGGTTGATTACCCTGATTTTTTTCTTCAATAATTGGGGCGCCGCCCAATTAAAATATTGCGGAAATGTTGCGATCTGGTCTTTGCTCTGCACCTTTGGGTGGCCTCTGTGCCAATGGGTTCTATCGCCGTCGTGCTTCATATCGTATCCCAATAAATATATTGGGTTGGCTCCAAGGCAAGCCGCCAGATTTAAAGCTGCGTATCCTGAATTGTTCCCATGGCCGAGGCCCTGTCTCATTTTCTCCGTAAGGGCCCAATGTGCCTCTGTATAATTTTTGTGGACCGGCACAATATAAACGAGCGGGGGGAATGCTGCGGGGTAGGTCATCAGCATAACCCGATAACCCTGCAGGCGTTCAAATTTCCTGGTTGTCTCTCGACCGTATTGTTCCGTTTCCATCCATTTCAAAAAACGGGAATCCATAGAGAATGTAATCGTTGGATCAAATTTTTGAAATGCAAGATTGATTCCAATAGTTCTCTTTCCCTTCAATCTGGAAAAGGGGAATTCCCGAAGAGACGGTCCTCCGCCAATTATGAAGCAGGCTTTTCCTGCCCAGGATCTGTCTGGCAAAACGTCCCATAAATATTTATGACTTTGTCTGCTAGGGATGATCGTCTCATAAAGTCTCCGCAATGATCTCTGTTTTTCCTGCATTTTAATATGTCATAATCCGGGTTTTTTTCTGCCTGCGGTACCTGACTGCAATCCTGTCGGCTTCCCAAATTCCGAAAATAACTGGAATCTTGGCCGTTGCGCCGGCGCTGATTTTGTAGGAATAATCTCCTATTTTTTCGCTGTCCATTAAATACGATGTATAGAGGCTTTCATCGTTATCGTGTTGGACCAGAATGATGCAAAGTTTTTTGATGGGTTGCGGGACGACCGTGTATCCATAAGTTCCCTTGATCCGGATGTTTTCATATCCCCTTGGGAAAATTCCCGAGCCGCCCGTCTGGCTCATCATGTAGGCATATTCTGGATCCAAGATTGAGGATCCGGAAACGGTCAAATCAATGAAAACCGAAACCCGATCATTTGTCCACCAGGATTCGTCAATCTCCAAGCCGTTTACTTTGATTTGGGTAACGGTTAGAATGCTGGCCTCGAGTCCCAGGAAAAGCCTATTTTTACCGTTTCCGTTTACTTTGTGATCGAAGGCTTTGTTGTAAAAATGGGTACCGAGTGTTTTCTCGACAAGCTGCTCAACCTCGAGGATTGCTTCGGCTTGCTCTTCTGGTGTGCTGCCTGAAGGCCAGTTGTTAATATCTGCGGGATCGATGTAATTCCCCATTACGGCCTCCCTTCAAAAAAAAAGGGAGGGCCCGCTTTTACAGGCCCTCCCCCTTGGATTTTCAACGGCTATCCGTTTGCCTTATTCGATGGCTAGGCGCTGGGCGCACTTGATGTAATCGACGTAGATCGCCTTGGCGTCCGCCTCCCCGTTCATCAGCCCGAATCCAAATCTGAATTCTTGATCCTGGCAGATGTAGGTCGTGTGGCTGCCCTGGGCCAGGCAGTACAGGTCGCTGTCTCTGAAAACGAAATAGCGGACTGTGTGATCGCCGTCCCAATGAAAGCCCAGCCGTAGCCAGGTCAGGGCCTCGAGGTCGATTCCGGTATCGGTCAGGGCCTGTGCCGCGTTATACCTGGTGATGAAATCCAGGTTGGCATCCCCGTCCTGTTTACTGAAGAGCACCCCGTCATCCGGGGTTGCCGCCCAATAGGAAGCGGCGGGGATGAGGCCAAACCAGAGATCGCTCTGCGTCGGGTCGCTGATCTTGAAACGCATCGAGGCGTACAGGGGATAATTGTCGAGCAGCTTGAAGCTCTCGGCCTGGGTTGTGATCTCGTCCCGGTCGTCGTCGGCTGTCCCGTTGGTGACCAGCAGGACGCCATTTACGTGATCGGAGATCGCTTCGGTTGCGGCGCCGGCTGCCTCGACGGTCGTGATGGTCCAGTCGGTCGGGTTCCATTTGAAAAAATGTTCCTCGATTCTGGCCGCAAATTCCGGGGTGAAAAACTTGAACCAGTCCCACTTGTCGTGGTTGATGTGGTAGTTGAGAAATTGTATATCGTGGATGAAACGTTGGGGCTGGTGTGTTCCGACAGAGGTTGTCGGGAATTGGTCATTTCGCATTATCTGCCTCCGTGATTTTCTTTATCAAATCGAGCTTTCTCATCGTGAAAAAGCCCTTTATTCCTAAGCCCGCCGCAATCGATCGAAGTTCCCAGATCCTATATCTTTCGTAATTGACTTCAGGCTCTTTGTATTTCTTCCCTGAACGTCCATCTCCGCTTATCCAATCAACGACCAGGTCATCGTGTTTCAGAATTTCTTTTGCGGCCTGCTCGTTATCGATGTCCTGGATTCCGTGCGCTGGGATCCGGATGTCTCCGATGCACGTCGCAAACATCCGGCTGCGGCCGAGATTCCTTATTCGTGCCGTCCTAATCATTAGCAAGCGTGGGTCAGGCAGGAAATCATGACGCAGGCGTTCGGGTTCTCGATCGCTACATCCCATTTGATCGAAAAGAAGATGTAGGTTGCCTCGTCTGCTGCGCTGCGCTCCGACTCGAGCGTGATTTCTCTCTGCAGGCCGATGATCAGGTTTTGTTTCGGGGTCAAGAGAACATCGGTGTACTCGCCGGCCCCGATAACTCCGTAGGTGGGCGCTGTCCCCAAATCTCCGGGCATCAGGCTGGCATCGATGATCGGTACCCTGAAATACTGCGGTGCGGCTGCCCCTGTGAAAACGGCATCTCCTATGGCGGTGGATCGGGCGCTGAGGGCCTCGAGATAATCCATCGTCACCAGATCGCTGTTCAGAAAGGACATATTTTTCAGGCCGCCGTTCATCTTGTATTTCGCGGGCATCCGTTTGAGGGCCCGGTGATACTTGAATTCCCAATTGTAGGGAGCAGCCGTATCTCTCTCCGCGATTTTCCCCGGCAGGTCGAATGTGGCTCCGCTGGTTCCGCCGTCGCAGGCGTTGATAACCAATGCTCCGCCGGGGATGGCATGGTTGTAATACGTGTCTGTTGAAAGTTGGCTGTAATAAATCCTGTATCTCCAGCCGTCGACCGTGCTCCGCAGATCATCATCAGCGAAAACGTTGGGGGCGCCGGCAGCGTTTCCCATCCAGGCGGTTGCCTCGAGTTCGTTGTTTATTTTCTTGGCGATCATCCCCATGAGCTTCATTTTCCATTCCGCCTCGGTTTCGATTCCGCGTAGATCCTCGAGGTCGTCGTCGAAAATCACAACACATCCCCTGGCCTTTTTGACGTTAAGCTGGATTTTGTTGTGCGCCCATTCCTTTTTGTATTTGGATTCGTTGAAGTGATCGCTGGGATACAGGAAGTTTCCCGTCCCAAATCCGATATGCCGGATGTTTTTCTGGGGTTTCAGCATCCGGACTACCCTGGCGTATTTGATCATGGATGATTCGTCGAATACCATGTCCAGAAATGTATCCGCCTCTTCTTCCGTCAGCGAGATGGAAGGAATTGAAATCAGGTTGAATCCCTTTTGCATTTTCCATCGTTCGAGTAATTTATTTGCCGTAGCCATTTTGTCCTCCTATCGTGGATTGTGGTTTCGGTTATGAAAGACGGATAGAGGGGAATTTGTCAACGACGGCCTTTTTCGTTTCCTTCTTGCCGTCTTCGTCTTCTTCGCCTTCTTCGTCCTTCTGGATCTGTTTGGACGTTCCCCGGTTCTTTTTGAGCTCTGCGACCTGCTTCAGAAGATCGTCGATTTTGGAATCTCGATCTTTTTCCTTGGCTTCGTCAGCAGCCTTTTTGGCTAATTCCTCTCGGTCGATGATGGCCTGGGCCTTTGCCAGAAGATTGATCTGCTCAGGGGTCAATCCCTTTTTGGTCTCTTTGTCTTCTCCGCCGCCCTTGTTCAGCAGAGCATTCAGGATCCCGATGGCCTTTTCGATCTGCTCTTTGGTGGCCTTCGAAAATGCCGCCCCGGCTTTCTCGATGAAATTGTCGGGGGTGAGTTCGGTTTCCTTTTTGTCTTCTTTTTTCTCCTTGGGGGAGATGGCAACGTCGATATATGCCTTCATGACCTTTTTGAAATCCTCGGGCATCAGGTCGTCTTCGCGATATTCCTCCATGATTTCGAGGGCCTGCAGGTTTGCCTTCTGGAGATCCTCTGGCATGGCCTTGATAGCGGCCTGCCTTTCTTCCGTGAGTTCCTCTTCCGAAAACCACTTTTTCAAAAGTGTAATTAATTTGTCATACATTTGCTTTGTCTCCTCTTTTGTAAGTGAAAATGTGCGCCGGTTTGCCGCTCTTTGGACAAGAGAAATCTCTTCTATATCGAGATCCTTGATTTTTTTTGGCTCCGGCATCGTTTTGCTCCGTGTTTCAAATTCCACGTAAACGAGCCGGATAATGGGTTGGCGGGTCTGCCCCCGTGCCGATCCGCTCTTTACTGGAGGGTGTCGTTCATGATAATTTAAAAATACATTTCGTTGGATAGCCTTGTCAAGGTTTATTTTTGGTCTCAGGCGTGTTTGGCTGTTCCGCCCATCGAGAATCCCGTCAATCGGCCGGCCTTGATTTCTTCCCAGATCACCTTGCTTGTAATCTTAATCATAAGCCACCAGGCGCCTGCAGGGATTATGTCTTTCCCTTTTTTTGTGGGCTGCTCAGGAATGAAGGATTCAATAATCGGGAAATAAAAGGATTGCCCCTGATGCTGAATTTTGATCCGGTTGGTATCCGTTCCGTATTTTTCCATGAATGCAATCTGGGCCCGCTCGATTTCTTTTGCGTCTGTGTACTCTTCCTGGGTATCGACCTTATTCGGCTCATAAACGATTCCGCCGACGATCTGCTTTTCTGCATCGATTTTCAGGATCTTGAATCGGATGTCTTCTTTCTCGATGGCCGCTTCGAATGATATTCCTTTGTGTTCTCTGCAATGCGCTCGAGCCTCTTTTTCCGTCCAACCGCTTTTTGGGTATCGGTAGGCTTGTTCTGTGCTTACCCTTTTTCCATCGACCGTCCTGATTCCATAAATCACCGAGTATTCTTTGCCGTCTGCCGTCGATCTGGTGATCCTCGAGAATCCCTCAAAGCCGGCCGGATCCAAAAGTCTGCAGGCGTGTTCGTTTGGGTACGGTTTCAGGATTGTCCTTCGGTCTGCTTTCAGGGCCCGGAATGGAGGGGGCTCTTTTTCAAATTCGCGGTAGTGCTTGGCGAGGTGTTCATAAACCTGCCGGCGCTCATCCTCCGGGATCCTGGCCCCCCGCCGTATGTCCATTAAATCGCCCATGGCTTTTTGGAGGCCCCGCAGAACGACTTTCCCGTCTTCGCTCCGGTGATGAATCATCCGGAATTTCAAAAAGGAAACAGGCAGTTTTTCATCGATCCAGGCTGCCGCCTTTTCTCTCTTTTCCATGTCCATGGCGTCTCGCTCCGCCTCTATGTTCCATTTTGAATATATCGGTGCCTGTCCGGTGTTCTCGTATTTGATGATTCTGCTGTTGTTGGCTGGGGCTGATGCTTTTTGGGTTACGTGCCTGGGGACCAGAACCAGGTCATAGGCCGGGACGTGATCCGCCTCCGGTCCTGAAATGCTGAATTCACAGGCTATGTCCTTTTGGGTAGCCGCGTGTATTTTCTCAATAACCTCGGTTACCGCAGCCTCAGACATTTCGGTTGCCTGGCATTTAAAAACGACACTCAAAAGATCGCTTGTTTTTGGGGCCTCTAAATATTCCCCCTGAATGGCTGCAAAGTTTTCAATGACGATAATCCTGGGGAGAGATCCGACGTCGAGCGTCTTCATCGATTGTTTCCACATTTCTCTGTCGATTGGTGAAACCGATTTTAATTCCTGGCCCCGGCTCTTGATCTCCCTGACCAGGATCTGGTTTTTTAACAAAAGATCGCTTCTTTCGACCACAGCGTAAAGACGCCCCTTGCTCGAGAATCGCGCTGCCTTTGTCAGGTTGCCCTTAAACCTGGAGTTATAAATCTGGGTGACTCGGTCCCTCAAATATAGCAAATCTGCTAATGATAGGCCCCCTACGTTTTCGGGTGTCAAATCTTCAATCTTCATTTTCTTTGCCTCCCTTTTTTTCAATGCCAAGGCGATAATTACAACCAAGGCGAATGCAGCGCAGCATCGTCTCCCAGCCCTCATCGGCCAGGCCCGAGCAGGCCCTCGTCTTTATTAATTTCGTGCCGCAGACGGGGCATTGCTCTGGGGCAAATTCGAAGATCGCTTCATGGCCCGTGATCGTTGGGGTCTTCATTTTAATCGCTGAATATTAGACCGTTTGTGCCCTGTTTGTATTTCTCTATAATCTTGCCCCATTCATCGCCCCAATTTGAGCAATGAAATATACGACAAACTTCCGGCCTGCTTTTGTAAATCGTGCAAATCCTTTTTCTCTCATCATAGTAAATACAAACCTTGACGTTTATTCCCGCCTCTGGGACAAAGGCTGTTTTCCGTGCCAGAAATCGCGTCCATTTATCTTCCTTGGCCGTGTTCTTTCCACCCCACCTTGTGTGGTATCTCCCCGAAATTACTTCTTTTGTGGTCAGGCCGATATGGGTAAAAATAACGCAACATATCCCGCATCGTTCTGGGCATTTCATTTTTACCGATAGGTGTAGGTTGTCCGGTCATCCCAAATGTGGGCATAATCTGCTACGCCTTCGGCCCAGAGTTCTGTGTCTGCAATCACGTTGTTTCCCGTGTAGGTGAATTTTCGAATGGCCCAGACTGCCCGGCCTGGTCTCAGCCCGAGGCCCGGGAGGGTGAATCCCTCATAAATCGGCCGGTCGATTTGGGCGTCCATTTCCCTTCTAACCGAATA